AATTGTCAGCAACCTATCCAATAGTAGCTGATATGTGCAAAAATTATGATTTAAAATTTTCACCAAGACTACATGTAGATATATGGAACCAAAAGACTGGGGTATAGCCGAAGAAGCAGTTCGCAGAGTTATAAGTTGTTTTGATGATCCGAACAGAGAAGGATTGCAAGAAACTCCAAAAAGATATGTAAAGTTCCTAAAGGAGTTTTTATCTCCGCCCGAATTTAATTTTACAACTTTTGATGCTGAAGGAATGGATCAGATGATCGTGCAGACTAATATACCTTTTTACAGTCTATGCGAACACCACCTAGCACCATTTTTTGGGGTTGGTCACATTGCATACATACCCAATCAAAAAATAGTAGGATTGAGTAAGCTTGCAAGAACTTTGGATACTTATTCTCGAAGGTTTCAGAATCAAGAGCGTATAACAATGCAAGTAGGAAAAAGGTTAGTTGAAGAATTGGAACCAAAAGGAGTTGCAGTAGTGTTAGAAGCTCAACATCTTTGTATGAGTATGAGGGGAGTGAAAAAACACGATACCAATACCAAAACAAGTTATGTATGGGGCACAATAAAAAATGATGTAACTTGTAAGAATGAATTCCTTAAACTTATTTCTAAGTGATATGGCTTACAAAAAAGAAGATTTATACAATCAGGCAATCGACCTTATCAGAAGGAATAGGCACTTCTTTATTGAGGATGTTATCAGTTATATGGGGATAAGTAAAAGCACTTTTTACAAACATTTTCCGATTGAATCGAACGAAATGAACTCCCTAAAAGATGAATTGGTTAAAAATAAAATTGAGATCAAAACATCAATACGAAGTAAGTTACATTCAAGCACCTCTCCTACTGCCTTACTAGCCCTATATAAACTTGTATGTTCTGATGATGAGAGGAGAAAGCTATCAATGGAGTATCGTGATCATACTACAAATGGCGAACCAATAAACAAGGTTGTCTTTGAACTCAGGAATCCACAAGATACAAACTAATCCTATTTTCTTTTGGACTGCTGATTCAGATAAACAAATAGTAGTTCATCAAGGGGGGACAAGTAGTGGAAAGACCTATTCCATTATACAATACCTTATCTACGAAGCCTGCTCCAAAACTGACCTAATCATAACTGTTGTTGGACAGGATATACCCAACCTGAAGGTAGGAGCCTATCGTGATGCAGAAAAGATAGTTTACTCCGATCCGTTCTTTGTTTCTTCTCTAATTAATCATAACAGATCAGAACGCAGTATGTTGTTTAATACTGGAAGTAAGATCGAGTTTACAAGTTATTCTGATGGCATTGATGCAAGATCAGGAAAGCGTACCCATTCTTTCTTCAATGAGGCAAATGGTATTAACTATGAAATCTTTGAGCAAGTCAGCCTCAGAACTTCGGAAAAAGTTATTATTGATTTTAATCCTTCCTCAGCTTTTTGGGCGCACGATAAACTATTCGGAAGGGATGATGTTGACTGGTTTGTAAGCACATTCAAAGATAACCTATACATACAACCATCGATCAGAGAAAAGATACTCAGTTATGAGCCTACCCCTGAGAACATCAAGAGAGGAACTGCTAATCAATTCAGATGGCAAGTATATGGGCTTGGAGAGATTGGTAGGCTTGAAGGTTTAGTATTCCCTGACTTTGAGGTTGTAACTGATTTTCCTAAAGATTACAAATGGAATTGCTTCGGTATGGACTTTGGATTCACCAATGATCCGACTGCATTGGTTGAGATCAGATACGCAAATGGTGCGTTATATTGGAAACAACATATATACAGAAGAAACCTTACCAACCAACATATTAGTAATTTGATCAAAGATATAGGGATAACGGATGAAATAGTAGCAGATAGTGCCGAGCCAAAAAGTATTGCAGAGATCAAGAGAGAAGATATATGGATCGTACCTGCGGTAAAAGGAAGAGATAGCGTAAACTATGGTATTCAGATATTGCAAGACTATCCTATTAAGATATTAGCAAGCAGTAAGGACTTGATTGAAGAGTTCAGCAGTTATACTTGGGCAAAGGATCGAGATGGAAGACCTACCAACAAGCCAACAGATAAAAATAACCACGGAATTGATGCGGGTAGGTATGCAATTATGAGGCGTTTAAGTAGGCGTACACTTGAATTTTCTATTGTTTGATAAAAAAATTAATTTTTTTTTTAAAAAATACTTGACCTATTGTACTTAAGTCATTATCATTAAGTAAGATATAAATCAAATGGATAAAAAAATGAAAGATGTCGAAATGTATTACGGAAATTATCAAGTTGATAAACAACGATTAAGAAAGCTGTTACAAGAAAGAGCAGAAAATGGTGGTGATGTTTGGTTCTGCACAACTTGCAAAGACTTCAAAAATGATGACAATGTAGTGAGTTGTAGAAACGATCAGTATTTACTATGTGAAGAGTGTGGACACGATTCTGAAGTAGCTTGGGATGAGTATGATCCTGCAGATTTTACTTGGAAATAAATAATAACTTAACGGATAAACAAATGACTAGAGAATTACATGACAGACGAGATGAATTTGAAAAAGCTTATTTTAAATACTATGTATGGGCAAAGGATAACTTTATGACTAAATGGGGTAACGATTGCGGTAGATTAGATAACGCAGTCAGCTATGCCGTTTGGTTTGTAAAAGATTCAAACCGAGCAGATCAAATGTTTAAATGGTTAATGGATCGTGACGAGATGAGCAATATTTTTATTGGATTATCTGTTTCGTTTGAATACGATGTAGCTTCAATGAATAACAGAACAAAAGGTTATCACATCTCAACATATCCCACACACGAACACCGTTGTTTCAAAGATTAAAAAAAAAATTAAAAAAAAAATTAAAAAATACTTGCACCTTTGTATGTCTTAACATATATTGGTGTAAGTTATTAATCAAATGGATAAAAAAATAGGAGCAATAGGATGGCAAGTATCGAATATCTAAACAAGAACAATTCAGTAGAGTTATTTAATGATCAGTCAAAATACTTCGGATGGTACAAGGAGTATTTTGCTATCTCAGGAAATAAGGTAGTAGGATTAGGATATATTCAAGTTGATGCTCCTGACCGACCTTATGTAGGCTACGATGGAAGAGTGTATGAACCAGTAGATCCTCGATTGAAGAAGGCAAAAAAAGTGCGATCTGATGACGAGGTGTATAGTATTCTTTATCCTTTATGTAAGTAATATGGAAGCTTTAAATTTTTTACTCGACGGTATGGATTTGTTTGCGAAGATTCTTGGTTACCTTGCTTTGTATGGCATAGCAATGGCATTAATAGATTGGAGAAGGACAGAAAGATTTAAAAATGGCAGGTGACTACTTGATCTTAGGAACATTTTACGAATCAATGGAGTATCTGTATAGATTACGAGCAGATTCAACAAGGGAGTACGAAGATGATGAACTCACAAGATTCTGCAACGCACTTGACTATTCAGCTTCTTGGTTTATGAATAAAAGCAGAAAAGCCAATGTTATAGTCTATCGAAGGTTGTTCATAAATTTTAGTGCCAAAACGCACTCTGAGGTTGCAAAATTTTTAGGTATGCACCATAGCACAGTCATACATCATAGGCAACTACACAAAGATTCTTTACTATATGACAAAAAATATCGTACTTTATGGAATAGGTTAAAAGATTTACCATAACTGTAGATGTAATCATACTTAGCTTACTGGGCTGAATACCTTGTAAGCTTTTTCTGTTTTTATGTTTGATTTTTCTTGTTATTTTTGGTAAACCAAAAAAGTCAAGCCTATGAGATTCTCTGACATTCTTCCTTTCTCCAATGCCAAGGCACATCAAGGTCGAAGAGCCGAACTTATAAACAATCTAAATAAACAACTGTTTAGGTTTCATAGTGGCACTCCTATCTCTCTTGATGATACTCAGAATGCCTATGTACAAGATGGTTACGAATCTAATCCCGATGTATATTCTGTTATAAACGGTATCACAAAGGCTTCGGCTTCAGTACCACCAGTCGTACACAAAGTAATGAATCAAGAGAAGGCTAACAGATACAATCAAGTTCGCAAATCTCTTAGGTACAAAGCCAATCAGAAGGCATTGGATACATTACTCGAATTAAAAGAGCAGGCATTCGTTGAAGTTGAACACACAGATCCTTTGTATAAACTGATCAATCAGCCAAACCCATTACAAGGCTATCCTGAATGGTATGAAAATATGAAAGGCTTCCAGTTGCTTACTGGTAACGGATATACTCATTTCGTTGAACTTGGTGATGGTAGTTTTGGAGAGATGTGGGTAATGCCTTCGCAATGGACTAAGATCGTAGCAGATGCAAGTTACGAAACTCTGATAAAAGGATATGTCATTGATATGTATGGAATGGTTGATGCTCCTTTACCTTCTGAGACAGTAATGCACTGGAAGTATTGGAATCCTGACTATGATGCAGTAGGATCTCACTTGTATGGTATGTCACCTCTTAAGTCTGCACGAAGATCAATTAGGCTTGGCAACGATGGCGATCAAGCATTGAGTAAGGCATTTATGAATGGAGGTGCTTCAGGTCTTGTATATCCTGCAGGTGATAATTTTGATCAGTTGACTTCAGTTCAGCGAAGTCAATTAGAGTCATACCTTCGAGATATGGGTGGTCCTGATAACTATAAATCTTGGTTGGTAAGTTCAGTAAAATTAGGTTTTCAAGCTTTTGGACTACCTCCAGTTGATTTAGAGATCCTAGAGGCAGGCAAGATGAGCCAAAGAGATATTTGTAACATATATAACTTTCCATCTGAACTACTCAACGATCCTGATAACAAAACCAATGCAAACAAAGAGCAATCAAGAAAACAATTGTACCTTGATAATGTGATACCTGCATTGATCAGAGATTACGCAGAGATGAACCGTTGTATTGTTCCAAGATTTAACGAGGTATATGGATGTGAGTACCATTTAGAGTTTGACATAAACGCCATTGATGCAATCAACCAAGATAACTCGGATAAGGTTGAATGGTTAAACAAGGCTTGGTGGTTGACTGCTGATGAAAAGAGAATTGAGATGGGGTACGAGCCTATCGGAGATACTAACCGATACATACCTATGAATTTAGTTCCTGATGGAACAAGTGAACTCTCTGATGAAGATGCAAAACTAATAACTGATGACTATGATGTATAGGTACTTTTCAGATATTGAGTTTCAAAGATGCACACCACCTTGCACTATTAAGGATATGGATACAGACTTTATGTTTAAGCTTGACAACGCTCGTCATATATCTAAGATACCCTTTGTACCATTATCGGGCTTTAGAAGTGAAATTTGGGAACTAGAAGAAGGCAGAGATGGTAGTAGTTCACATACAAAAGGAATTGCCATAGATTTAAAGGCTGATAATAGCAGTAGTAGGTATCAAATATTACAAGCACTTATCCTTAGTGGCTTCAGCCGTATTGGTATCGGCAAGAATTTTATTCACGCAGACCTTGACAAAAGCAAGGCACAAAACGTAATTTGGCATTACTATGGATGAGATCAAACCCTTAAAACACGACATTGATAAATTGGAACAATTAATTGAGATCCTTACTAAAGAAGTATTGGAAATAAAAAAAGCTTTAATAGGTAGCGAATATGGAGAACAAGGACTTGTTAAGAGGGTAGAAAAGGCAGAGGCAGAGATTTATCAGTTAAAAGATTTTAAAAAAAAGATACTAGCATGGGCTACTGGTTTAGGCCTTGGCTCTAGTACGTTGGTTAATGCAATATCGGAGTTGATAAAATGACAAAAATAAAAGACTGGAAAATTGTACGTATCATACAAAAAACTGCCTCAGGAGAAAACAAAGCAGGAGAAATTATTCATGGAGCGTTGGATATCCTTCCGTTGCCTAATCAATTTTTGGGCAAAGCTATCAAGGCAATCCTAAATGGCAAATGGAATGAAACTAAAGCTGAAATACTTGAAGCTTTTACCTTACGAAACATAGTAGCAATCGCACTCACTACTGCCCTTATAATGGGTTGGTTGACACCTGAAGAGATTGCAACTTTTAGTGATACATTAAACCAAATACTTCAGCAACTGTAATGGTATGCCAATACCAAAGCCAATATCAGGAGAAAGCCGAGGGGACTTTCTCGATAGGTGTATAACATTCTTAGTAGATGAGGGTAAACCGACCGAGCAGGCGATAGCAATATGTACCCAACAATATGAGGATCGAGATGAAAAAGGAGAACATCTCAAGTTCTTAGCTTGGAAAAAGATTGATAACCAAAGGGAGGTATTTATTAGCTACGCAAGGAATGTTTTTTATAAGGCATTACGAACCCAATTAAAACAATACCTTGATTCAGTAAAGCAGTTTGACAAGATCGATCTACCTACCGAACTTATTGTCAAGGATGAGCCTATGTTTGAAGCATACCGAAAGGTGTACAAAAGAGTTGTACCAGTCTTTGCTCAACAAACATACGATCAGATGATCGCAAGCGTTCAGAAAAGAGCCAAACCTACTTGGGATGAGATTATCGACAAATGGATGGAGGGTAACAATACTAATTTGATAGTAGGAGTTTCTGCTAAAACAAGGCAAAGAATAGAAAAGCAAGTAGCCATTGCTTTGTCTGAAGGTTATGGAGTTGCAAAGTTTGCAAGGGAGTTACCGAATGAATGGGGATTCAGTCAAAAGAGAGGCGAGTTAATAGGTAGGACTGAAATTATCAGAGCCTCAAACCTTGGAAGTTTAGAGGGAGCGATTGCAAGCGGTGTACCTGCTAAAAAAGTATGGCTATCTACAAGAGATGGGCGAACAAGAACTTTTGCCAAGGGATTGTTTGATCATTTAATTATGGATGGACAAAAGGCTGATGAACTACAAGGTATTTTTGATGTAAATGGAGAACCAATGTTATTTCCTGCTGATAGCTCTCTTGGAGCAAGTCCAGG